GTGAGATTATTTTTTTTTTATATAAAATATATATAAAAAAAATTTTGACATCTTAGATACGAGTATTTAGATTTATGTTGTTTCCGATTTTATTTTATTTACTAAATTTAACATATATCTTCTTACTTTACCATATTTTGTACACAAATCTTCAATTGACATACCATTCTTGTAATCTTTTGCTAATTTTTCCTTGTCTTTTGGTTTTAAAGTTGTTACTTTATTTTCTTTATTTAAAATTTTATAACCAATACCGTCTCTAAATTGCTTACTTTCAACCATTCTATCTATTACACCCCTACCAATATTATTTTTTTCCGATGCTTCTTTTATTGTACTGTACCTTTCAATCTCATTACCATCTTTATCTATCTTTATTATCGTCATGCAATTTTTACGATTTATATCTTTCAATTCATCTTTAGTAAATTTAGTTTCTTTATTTCTCCAAATAAAATTTCCAGCTTTTGTTGTTTTATTTTCTAAACATTCTTTTATGTCATTATTATTTACACCATCTATTTTTATATCTTTTATAGATTTGAATCTTGATATAAATTCACCTTTATTATTATATTGATAAATAAAAGTTTCATCTACAGTATTATCAAATTCATCATCACTTTTTATATCATCATATTTTCTTTTTCTTTTGTGTTCAAATCTAACTATTCTTCTTATCATATCTTGCTTTCCACCAAGTTGTATTATTTCATTATCTCTGCAAATTTTTCTTATCTGTTTAAAACTTTTACTTGAATTTATTTCTTTCATTCTTTCATATGAAGCATCGTCAAATTTGTCATCATCATCGTCTGATTCGTAATTTTCCGTCTCAGGAACTTCAAATACTTCCTCAACTTTAATTTCCAGATCGCTCTTTAGTTTCAAATTAGGTATTTTTTCTATAAACTCAAAACCTAAAAAGTTACAACATTCTCTCACAATCTCACAAACTTCTACAAGTTCTTTTTTGAAAATCCATTCTTTATTAGTTACTTCATAATATTCTTCATACTTTGCTTTTATCATATCTTCTATCAATTTCGGTTGTTTTACATAACATACATACTCAACTATGTAATCTTCAGGTAATCCTGTGTTATATGTTGATAGTCTGTTTATAAAAGCTGCCATTGACTTATCACTTCTATCTTTTTGATCTACTTTTCCTATCTTATATTCTAAAATTCCTTTACGATATGGATTAGAAAGCACATAAACGCAATCTCCTCTATCAAAAGCGGTTCTTTTCTTTCGCTTCAAAAAACTTTGATGATTCTTGAACAAAAGATTGTACTTATTTTTTTCATTTTCAATTTGTTTTTTATTTAATTCAGTAATATAATTATACATTATTCTAGAAAGTTGTTCTACTTTCAAGTAATATTTTCTTGTTTCTTTTCCAGCTTCACATCTACTTTGTAGAAGCAAATTTTTAAAACATTCACCAGATACTATGTAATACTTCTTATTTACGGGTGCCTTTTTTTTCTTTTCAACTTTAACTTTAAACAGGTCTTCATTTTCGCTCGTTAAATTTAACGAGCGATTATTTTTGTTTAGTGAGCAATTTTTTATAATATCATGGTTAGAATCAACTTGTAAATAATCAAGTTCATTTTCATATTTTGGTATTAATATTTGTTTTGCAAAATTATGTATAGCATCTTTTCCACTTTCATTCGTCAGAAAATTAAGAATGATTTCATCTGATAGATATATCCATGTTGAATTGAAGCATGGATTCCAAAATAATTTTAACATACTTATTTCTTTTGATGTGAAATTTGCGATTTCTGCCAGTTTTACTTCATCTATAGGAATAAAGTCTTCAGATAAATTTATTGCCTGTGAAATAATTAATTCTGGCTTAAAGACAAGCGAATTATTATTTGGAGCTTGAGTGCTGGCAATCTCCAAATCATTTTCATTGTTCATAATGTTCATGTTTTTATTTAAAAATACAAGTCTTTAGACCTATATTTTTTATTTGAGGCTATTTCATAGAGTAATTTAGTCATGTTCTAAAAACATTTTCATAATGTACTACTTACTTTAAATCTTTTAGATACATTGCTCGTAAAATTAATTTAACGAGGTAGGTAATTTTGATGAAGTGCAATTTTCACAAATATATTTATATAACATTTTTTGTATAATAAAAAAAAATATATTATAAAAAAAATAAGGTGTATATATAAAAATGTCTACCGCTAATAGTAAAAAATTATCAAAAGAAGTTTTGATGGGTATTAAAACATGTGCTGATCGTATAAAAAATGATATTGACATTACACTCGATACTAAATTAACATCTTCTAAATTTGATGCACCTGCTATGAGAGCTGCCTTTTTAAAAGGAAAAATTTTAAGGGCTCATACAATATTAAAATGTGCGTTTTTACATCAACCGCCTTCTAATTTGGTAAGAACATCAACTGGTGAAATGCAATCAGCAGTTGATCAAAACGGAGTTTCAATACCATTAGACCCACTACAAGTTGAAGCTGATGAAATGGAAATAATTCCTGCTATAATTCACTGCGTGACAACCAGGTTACAACCAATCGTGAATATAAAATTAAGCTTCTATGAAGATGAAAAAAATAAAAAATTATGGAATCCAAATGTGGCCGATATTCGTATATCTTTTGACCCAATGGGAGGAGCCTGGTCATTACTTGGAAGAGATATTCTTGAAACAAAAACAAGAAACGCAAAACACGAGGCAACAATGAATTTAGGATGGTTTGATGTACCCACCACGTTACACGAGTTCTGTCACAGCTTAGGAATGGTGCACGAGCATCAGAACCCAAATGGCAAGGCGATAAATTGGAATGTCGATGCGGTTCACCAATGGGCAGAAGAGTCACAAGGTTGGGACGCTGCAACAACCGACACAAATATCATAAAAAAATATAGTAAGGATCAAATAAATGGATCTGAATATGACCCTCTTTCTATAATGTTGTACTTCTTTCCAGGAACACCTCTTGTAAATGACGATAAAGGAAATTGTTGTGGAAGTGGTACACAACAAAACTTTCAATTTTCACCATTTGACATACTTTTTTTAAATAAAATTTATCCTCTAAAAAATCAAAATTTAACACCGGAACAATTTACGGTAAAATTTTGCAACGATAATTTTAACCAAAAAGTCGATATAGAAATTCTTAAAAAACAAGTGAAATTAAACGACGAGAGGGAATCAAAAGTAAAAAAAGAAAAGAATTATGATGACGAAGAAATAACAGAAGATGTAATAGAAGAACCAGTAGAAAAATTTCATTCTTTTAAACCAATGCATCAAAGTTGTGGCTGTAATAGTAATTATTCAGATGATCTCGATGATGACGTTGTTAGTAATGATTGTAGAAAAAGTAAAAATAATTATTCATATTATCTATTTGTTATATTACTAATCATATCAATAGTTTTATTAGGATATTTATTGTTTTATAGTTGCAGTGACGATGGTGAAAACAATGAACCTTCCGCCCCGGAATTACCCATGCTTTCTAAACAAACATAAATCAATTATCAAAATAAAAGTAAATTTAAAGAATAGGTAAAAGTAACTAAAAAAAATGTCAAATTATAAAAAATTATCAACATTTGGTGAAAAGAAGGAAGGAAAATCAGATAATATTCCGCAAATTTTAAAAATAGAAGATAAAAAATTTCTATTACAAAATTATAAAATTTGTGTTATTGATGTTTATGCTGACTGGTGTGGTCCTTGTAAAATTGTTTCACCACTTTTTTCTAAATTATTTACTAAATACAATATTCCTGGAGTTTGTACTCTCGCAAAAGAAAATGTTGATCTTAAATTATCTCCAAATATTCAAGTAGTACCTTCATTTCAATTCTTTGTTTATGGTAATTTAGATTCTACTATTTCAGGAGCTGATATTACTTTAGTTGAAAATAAAATTATCGAACTTATCAACTCAACTTCTATGCCACCACCACCCCCAACGCAACAGCAACCTCCTTCAACTCAACAACAACTTCCCCCTCAAATGCAATCACCATTTCAATATCAGGGACCTGCTCCTCAACCTTTACCTTCAAGTGAGTCTGTATCTGCACCAGCACCTCCTATTCAAACACAAAATGAGGGATTTCAACATGCTTATAATTCAAGACAACAATATAATGAAGCTCCTCCTCAGTTACCTATGCAATTACCTATAAGAAGGAAAGCATAAATTTTATTGTAAAACTGAAAAAATTGTTTTATAATAAAAAAATATTATATCATTTTATTTATTTTTATACTTGAAGTAATAAATCATCCATTATTTTTCTTGTTTCGATACAATCCTCATATGACAAAATTCCATAAGTAATACCTTCATATTTCTCATGGCTAGTAGGAAATTTAAAAAAATCATTAGGTTTCACAATTTCATAAAAAAGAATTTCCTCCTTCTCTGAAGTCTTATTCTTTTTGTATACAACAGTCCCATCACTAAATAGTTCATATACAGGACACTTTGAATCCAATGTTGATATATGAAACTTGGAAACTTCATTATTAACATACTTTCTAATGAATTCTGATTTTTCTTTCTTTGTTCTCATGTGGCTTATATCAGTTCTTTTAATAGTGGATAATTCATCTTCTATTTTGGAATATTGAAAATTCATTTTATTTCTCCAACTACAAATTTATTCTCTAAAAATATTTTTTTCTAAAAAATCATTTTTTACAGGCGAATTTCTACGAAGATTTCAGTACTATATATAAAATAAAATTGTTTTTATAGTATATTTCGCAAACTAAAGACGACAAATAAACTTTTTTTGTAGGTTTAGATATATTAATAAAAAAAATTATATATATCTAAACTTAAAAAGTAATGATTCTACTATAAAAATGAAAGAAAATAAAAAAATTCTTGAACTAGTTATGATTGTAAAAAACTCGGGTGAGATTTTAAGAGAATGTTTACAAAAAAATAGAGAATTTATTGACTATTGGACTATTTGTGACACGGGAAGTACTGACAATACAAAAGATATAATACTTTCAGAATTATCAGGAATTCCTGGAAAATTACATGATATTAATTTTGAAGATTTCTCACAAGCAAGAAATAAATCGATCGAATTATCATCAAAATCTTGTAAATTTACAATAATATTAGATGATAGTTATATTTTGATGGGTGGGGAACAACTTAGAAAAAAACTCAGTAAGACAAAATCAAATGCATTTTCAATAAAAATTGGAACTTTATCAAACGATGTTTTACTAGGAGAATATTTTTCCATACGTATATTTAGAAGTAATATAAATTATAAATATAAATTTAGAGTTCATGAGTTTCTACAAGTTAAAAAAAGAGATTTTGAAGAAATATTCGACGATGGTATATTCATAGATGATGTAGAAACTATTGAACATAAAAATAGAAGTGTAATTCGTTATAAAAATGATATAAAACTTTTATTGTTGGATTTAAAGGAATATCCTTTAGAACCTAGAATTTTATATTATTTAGCAAAAACTAATTATCAAATAGATAATTTGGAAGAAGCTTTGACTTATTATAAAAAATTAAAAACAATTAAGAACATGGATAGAGAATATTACTTTTCTTCAGAATATGAAACTTGTTGTATAAATTTCAAGAAATCGAATGATATTGTAAAATTCAAAAATGATCTTCTAAGCATTCAAAATAAATATCCATATAGAATAGAATCTGGATATAAATTAGCTATACTAGAAAAGGAATCTGGAAATTTAAAAGAATCTGAGCAAATTTTAGAGTATCTTATAAAATTACCGAGACCTCCTAATTCTTTTACAATTTCAGAACCAGAAATTTTTGATTACTTTTTACCTTATTTGTATATTGAAGTTAAACTTCAATTAGGAAAAGTTTTTGAAATTGTTCAAAAATTAAAATACTTACTAAGTATTTATCCCAATAATCAACCATTACTAAATATGAAGTATGCCATAACTGATAATATGAATATATCTAGTATTTCATTGAGTGATTCTAAAAAAACATTAGTTATACATACAGGAGGTCAGCAAATGATTTTTAAGAATTGGAATCCGCGTGGGGATAAGAGAATTTCAGGTTCTGAATATATGGCAATCAATCTAGGAAAGGAATTTGTAAAGAAAAATTACAAAGTTTTTATCATTGGATCATTTGAAGATAAGGGTATTGATAATCAGGGAATCGTTGAAGATATTCAATATATCGATTATAAATATTTTTCCGACTTTGCATTAAAATATAAAATAGATTATTTAATTGTAAGTCGTTTTGCTTCAAACTTATTGTATTATGATAATATTAAAAACGTATATCTATGGGTTCATGATGTTTTACCAATTTTAGATATGTCTAAATGCTTTCAAACTCATAAAACAAAATTTAAGGGTATAATTGCTGTATCAAATTGGCAAAAAAATAATATGATAGAAAATTTAAATATACCTGAAGATAAAATTATTGTTTCTAGAAATGCTATATATCCAGAAAGATTTAAAAACAGTGATGTAAAAAAAACACCTTATCGTTTTATTTATACTTCTGATCCATCAAGAGGTTTATCTAACTTAATAGATGTAATTCCAACAATAAAACAAAAATATCCAGAAACTACATTATATATATTTGCCTTAATTGAAAATATTGATACGATGACTTTGACTAAAATAAAAGAAATGAAAGATTATGTTTTTTTAAATTCTCGATTGTCTCAAAAAGATATCGCAATTGAATTTTTAAAATCTGATATATGGTTTTATCCAACTGATTTTAAAGAAACTTATTGTATAACAGCAGTTGAGGCAATGTGTTCAAAATGTTTAGTTTGTACGATAAATTTAGGAGCATTGAAAGAAATTGTCATGGGAAAAGGAATTTTATGTGACTATCCACTTAATAATGAAAAAATGCTAAATAAAATCTTTTTTGTTTTAGAAAGACCTTATTTAAAAGAAAGTTTTATAGAAAAAGCTTATATTTGGGGTATTCAACAAACTTTTGATACTTTAGCTGACGAATGGAATAATAAATTATTTTTATGAAAAATAAAATAGTGCATATAATATTTTTTTTATTTTTTTTATTTTTTTTATTATTATTTTAACTAATAATAAAAAATAAATGAATAAGTTAGTCACGTATGAAGAAAAAAAAAAATATTTTCCACAATTATTTGATTTAGACCAAATTAAAAAAGAATGTAAAAAATATAAAAATTGTAAAACATTTTTAAAAAAAACAAAAAAAAAAGGTTTAGGAGTTTTTGCAAATAAAAATATAAAAAAAGGTGAAATTATATGTTATTATTTAGTTAAAATACATGATAAACAAAATTTTAATAATATTTTTGATAATGTTTATACCATTTCAATAGTAAATATTGAAAATGAAAGAATGGATAATTTAATAGGTGATATTTTTGAACAAAGTTTATTATTTCCATCTTTAGATGGGATTGCTTATTGGGGGTATTTAGTAAATGAGCCAAGTGGTAAACAAACAAAAAATAGTATTTGTGTTCCATGTGAGGAAAATTTTATTTTTAAAAATAAACTAGAACCAGGAAATTTATATAGATATAATATTTTGGCAATAACTGATATTAAAAAAGGTGATGAAATTATGTGGCATTATGGAGAAAGATATAATAGAACTCACTACTAATAATTTTAAACTTATTTAAGTTTAAAATTTATTATTATAAAGCAGTAATAAAATTTTTTACTCCATCGGAAACATTTTTTTTTATTACTTTTAATTTTGGAATTAGATCTAATAGAAATTTATCATTCTCACTACCTTTTTTTGTAAAATAAAATGCTGGAGCTTCAATACAATTTTTTGGTTGTGTCTTATATACTTCATCATAATCATCTAATATAAACGTATTATATGGAGTATATCTTTTATCTTTATAAACATCCCATAACATACTTAAATCCTTAGTTCCTTTTTTTAATTTAGATGATAAAGAGCAGTGATAAGAAAAAAAAGTGTAATCTAATTTTCTTCGAGGATTATTACCAATAATAATATGTTCAATTATAAAAAGCGCATAATCTTTACTTGCCGCGGTCCAAATACTAACATTATAATTATCAAATAAATAATCTAAGAATTTTTGTAAATGTGGTCTTTCAAAAATAATATAGTAATCATCCATATTTTCGAAATCAAAAATTTTAGCCTTTTCTTTATATTTTCTAAAATCAAAAAATTCCTCGTCTTCATCATCATCATCTTCATCTAAAACTAAAGGCACAGCATCAATTAAAGTCTGATCGATATCAAGAAAAATATTTGGTTTTTCATATTTTACTCCTTTTTTCACCGATTTTTTTTTATTTTTTTTTCCATCAAGTTCCATTTTTATAATTAATTAAGATTTTTTTATAACATATTTAAAAAGTTTGGAATTTATTATAATAACAAAAAAAATATATTATGTCATCATTTGAAACAACTAATTTTAGAATGTTATTATTTAGTAAATATTCTGAGAATTCAAAAAAAATTTTAGCTTTGATTAAAGACAATAATTTATTTAACACATTAAACATAAACGTTGTTTGTATAGATAACGAAAATATTAGAAAAAGAATACTTAATTCTGATATTGAAATAAATGTCGTGCCATGCTTACTTAGTATTAAAGACAAAATTCAAATTGAAAAGTTTGAAGGTCAAGAATTGAATAATTGGATTTATTATCAAATTCAGCAACAGCAGCAGCAAATTCTACATCAACAACAGATTCTACAACAACAACAAATTATGCAACAACAACAGAATTTATCACATCATGTACAACAACAACAAGATATAACAATAACATCATCATCTGAACAACAAATTCCAATTGTATCTGAAGTTGAATCATCAACTCCAATAGATGATTTATTATTATTAGATGATGAAGAAAATATTGATGTTGTTGAACATGAAAACAATAATATTGAAGAATTAACTGAAATTGCTGTACAAGAAATTACTAAAAAACCAAGAAAGAAGGAAAATAAATATAGTAATTCACAATCACATGATTACAATGAATATGAAATTAAAAACAAAAAAAAAGATCAAAAAAAACTTGATTTACTTAATGCTGCAATGATTATGAAAAAATCTAGAGAAGATGAAGATAAAAATATCAATAAAAATTTTGTGACTATGTAAAAAAAATACATAGATAAGAAATTTATTTAAAATAAATAAATTCGCTTATATTAAATAAATAAAAAAAATCATGAGTAGATATAGTAAATTTAATTCATTAAATGATTACAAAAATCTTTCTAAAATGATAACAAATTCTAGTAAAGATGATTTATCCAATCTTTTAACACCTAGTGATAATAATAATACAAATAAAGATAATGTATATATAGATTATTTTCAACAAACACAATTTGTTGGTTCTAATAGTGAAGATAATATGTATATACATGAATTTTTCAGTCAAAATGTTGTAAACTTTATTTCTAATAAGTGCACACAACTTTTGGATGGAGTTGATGAAAAAGGTCGAGAGATTATTGTTCCTGATAAAAGAATTTTTGAAGTTATGAATACTGTTTATTCTAGTTATAATTACCCCATGGGTTTTGACGCCACAATTTCAAAAGAAAAATATATTCAAAATATGATTGGTGATACGATTGCAAGAATTGTATACGATGTTAAAAATACTCTTCAATATGAGCAATGTACAAATAAATATACAATTTGGACTTCAGTTTATGGTGATTTTAATAAAGAAAAACTTAGACAACATGCGCCAATTAAAATTTTGAAAAATCGTCCAAATTCTTTTCAGTTTAATATGAAATATTGAAAAAAAAAAATAAAAAAAAATATTTTTTTTTAAATAATTTTTTTTTTATTTTTTATTTTATTATATATAAATAAAAAATGCGATACACAAAAAGTAAGAAAAGATTCGATGGAAATGGAATGACGTTCTATAATCCAAATCAAATGCAACAACAACAAATGTTTCAACCTCAAGCCGTAGTACAAATTAAGGACGCATCAGGTCACACTTTTAATATTCAAAAAGACATGTCAGTTCCCGATCTTGGTTTGACACCTAAAATTGTCGATGATTTCCGAACTATGGAACAATATTATAATAAAGCACCTACTAACAATTCACAAAGAAATCTTAAGCAATTGTTAATGTTAAAAGCAATTGGCACTGATGAACAATATTTAGACAGTTACAGACAACGAAACAGTATTCCTAGTAGTAACAATCATGTTTGGAATATTCTATGTAATTATTACAATCAAAATTTCAGAGCGAGCTATATTGATCAAAGAAGTCAATTTCAATATTGGCTTGGAGGAGTTCTTAGTAAATACGCCACTCATCATTATGCAGGAGTTAACGATGATACCGTAAGAAGAATAGTTACATATTATTTGACTAAATGTCATCTTAAAAATGAAGGAGGCGGAATACAATTCACTGATGTTCAATCCGGCCCAAGAGCGTATAAAATTGCCGCTGCTCTCGGTGAAGCCACCAATTTAATAAATGATCCTGATAATGCAGCTAATGTTGATGCATTTACAAATCGATTTCGTGCTGATGGAAAAAAAAGAAAGTCTAGAAAGTCTAGAAAGTCTAGAAAGTCTAGAAAGTCCAGAAAGTCTAGAAAGTCTAGAAAGTCTAGAAAGTCTAGAAAGTCCAGAAAGTCCAGAAAGTCCAGAAAGTCCAGAAAGTCCAGAAAGTCCAGAAAGTCCAGAAAGTCTAGAAAGTCCAGAAAGTCTAGAAAGTCTAGAAAGTCCAGAAAGTCCAGAAAGTCCAGAAAGTCCAGAAAGTCTAGAAAGTCTAGAAAGTCTAGAAAGTCTAAGAAGGCGGCTGAAATGCAAGAACTAGAAATGCTTTTAAATCCCAAGAAGAAGAGTCGTAAGAGCAAGAAACAACATTAAATTTGATGCTATATATAATTTATATTTTTAATAGACTAGTATGTCTATTAAAAATTAATTTTTTCTTCAAAAAGATTCGTCAATGGTTTAAATTTATTTTTCAAAAAAACTATATCATGAAACTCATATTGTGTTTTATTAAAACTTTCTCTAAACTGATTTATTGATAAATGACCTCCATAAACTTTTAATAATCTCCAATGAGGTGCTGGATTGATATTTTTCACATTATCTTTCTTTAAGTATTTAATCAGTTCATTATATAACTTTGTTAGTAAAAAATTTGAATGTTCATACAAGGAATTATAATTATTTTCATTTATATAAGCTTTACAACAATTAAAAGAACAAAATATTCCGTCTGTGAGATAATAAGAATTATCTTGAATACTTATATTTGAATGGTTGTTATTTGATTTGATTGGAATAAAAATAAATCTAGTTTCGTCCGATGAAGATAATAATTTTTTCTTATATTCTGTGACATTTTCTTTGATGATATATTTATCTTTACTTATCTCTGAATAATAATTTTTGACTCCTTTATTAGAAACATATCTAATTGGACAACCAATTGGATTTGTTTCGAAAGAATGTTTACACCAAAAACAATAATAATTAGTCAAATTTGTCACATTATCACCAGAATTAAAATCAATCATTGAAATACAACACTGATACATTCTCTTTGTTTCATCCAAAAATGAAATTGATTCAGTATGATTGTTAGAATAAATATCGTTTAGTTCCGAAAGTTTAGTTGTATTTACAGGTTGTTCATCATTATTATGAGTTAAATTTGAGACAATACTTATTCCATACTTCTGGTCGATTTTATCAGTATTGATATTTTTGAGAATAAAATTAAATTTTTTACTTTTTCTCGGTTTTTTAATGACGTTCATAATTATTTTTATATCGTAATTTTTTTATTCTTATTTCATTTTTTTATTTCCTTTTTTTCTAAACATATAAATAAAAAAAATGAACGTAAGTATTCTTATAGCATCAGTGAATTTCGGACTTTTACTATCATATTTATTTTTATATTATTGTCATAAGGAAATTTCTGAATATGAACAAGGATTGACAGAATTCGAGTTAAAAAAATATAAAACAATCAGAAATGAAAGAATGAATCATTTTATTATAGGAATATTAGTAGCAATAGCAACTAGTGTGATTTTTAATTTAAAATATTCAAATATGAATTTATTGAACAAAGTGAATATAACAATTCTAATAATATTTTTAATACCAATGTTAGTATATAAAATATTACCTAAATCTGAATATATGTTAAAAGAATGTTCTCAAACTGAAAAAGATTTCAAGGAATGGTTTGATATTTATTTATGTATGAAAAATAAGTCAATTTATGGTTTTCTGTGTGGTTTTTCAGTTTCAATGATATTTTTGAGTCTAATTAATATGGATTTTAATCAAAAATAAGTAAAAAAAAATTTTATTATATTATTTACTTAAAAAAATACAATGAAAAATAAATAAAAAAAAATGGATTATACTTTTTTTGAAAAACAAAATTACTTACATTTAAAAGAGTTATCAGAAGATTTAAAATTAAAAGGTAATTATAAAAATAAAAAAGAATTGATAATAATTATCATGTCATTTTTTAATGATTATGAAAAAATTGATTCTAAGTATAAAACAATAAAAAAAAATATTTCTGATGATGATTTTAGTACAGAACAACAACCTCGACAAAAAAGAAATGATAACGAATTCGAAAAGTATACTGTATTGAATCAAATAGGAAACAAAGGTAAGGAGGGTGTGACATATTTAGTAAAAAGAAAAAAAGATGGTAAAGAATTTGCAATGAAAACCTTTAAAAAGAATAAATCAAAAAAAAATATTTTACATGAGGCGAATTGTCAGAATATTGTTTCTAAATTTGGAATATGTCCTAAGGTGATTGATGTTGATTTAGAAAATAATTTTATCGTTATGGAAAAATTAGAATGTCACCTTTACGAAATTATGAAAAAACAAAAAGGAAATTTAACTAAAAATCAACAACAACAAATTTTTAATATTTTTAAAAAATTAGACGAAGCAAATGTATTTCACGCTGATTCAAATATTTTGAATTATATGATGAGTGGAGATAAAATTTTTATTATAGATTTTGGAATGTCAAAAATGATAGACGATAATTTAAAAAAAAAACTTGAAACAGACCATCCAAATAAAAATTTAATGACTCTTGGTTTTATTTTGAAATTAAAAGAACTTAAATGCCCCGAATCTTCTTATTCATATTTAATAAGTCATATTTCACAAGAAAATAAGTTGAAATATAATTTAATTTAAAAAGAGTGTCATCATATGTAAATAAAATGTGGTATAAAAAAAAATGGGGTAATGATAAAATATGTGGAATTACTTTTAGTAGATTAAGACCAGGAAAGAATCATTATGGATTATCTTATACTACTGAACTATCATGTAAGCATCGTTTTTACACAAAAGCATTAATAGAATGGTCAAAGACAGAAAATAGTTGTCCGTTATGTAGGAAGAGTTTTAATATATTAGATGAAATTTTTGGAAAAATCATCACAACGTGTAAAGTTTGATTTTCATTTATATTCACAAATAGTAGCATAAATTTTGTTTTTATCATCGATAACTATTTCAAATGGTTTACAACAACCAAAAACTAAATCATTTTTGATATGATTTTCACATTCTTGTTTATTTAAATGTGGATCAACCTGCTTATAATTATGTTTGTAAATTGCATGTCTAAAAATTCTACAATTCAATTCTTTTTTATCAACAATGATTTTTTCGAAACAGTTAGGACAATTAAAAATATATAATGAATCGATAAGTTCAACTTCTTGCATTTACTTTTATTTTTTTTATTTCATAAATGGATGAAATAAAAAAAATCTTTATTTTTGTTTGGTATAAAAAAAAATTGAGCATTATCATAATATATGACAATTTTACATCCGGAACCTGTGTAACACTCATTTGCGATGAGATTGTTTATGTTTTGACACGGGTGTAGGCCATTACACATGTGGTTATAAATGTGTGTATCTATGAAATTCTCATCTCTTATGACATATGAACATTTGTAATATTACAAAACACCTATATATTTATTCTTATTATTTTTTTTTGATTCATAAAAACTATATTTATAGTCGCCAAAATATCCATCATTAAAATTTTCTTTTATTTCACTTGGAAATAAAGGTTCAGTTCCAGTCATTGAAGTAGGTTCTTCAGTTCCTGTCATTGAAGTTCCTGTCATTGAAGTAGGTGCAATTTCTGTGAAAATCTTGGAATAATCAATCGAATTTTCATCATTGCGGATACCAGTGTATTCAAATATTTTTTTATTCGATAAACAAAATCCTGTTGGACCACAAGTTTCATTATTACGACAATCATAATCATTTTTACAGGATTCTAAAACTGGTAGAGAATAATAACAAGGATTGAAACAATTATTTATATTTGATGAAAAAAGACTTCCTCCAGAACATGTTTCTCCTAAATTATATTTACTCATACATCTACCATTACAGTAAATTTGTTTTTCTCCATAAAAACCATAATTTGAAACACAATCTATACAATCTATAATATGATTTTCATTATCCCATTTACTTGTATAATTACAACCTTTATTATCTTCTTTATAATAATTTGTTGTTGGTGTAACACCATTATTCGTTTGGATAGTTAGTGCATATTTATTGTACCCGGTTGTATTATATCCGCCATTTCTGAGTTTCTTATTGTAAATTGTTAAATAGGACATTTTATTTTTTTATTATAAAATGAAAAAATAAAATAATATTTTTTTGTAAGTATTTTTTTGTTTCAAATAAGTTTAAAGAATTATTTTTTTACAAATAAAAAAAAATGGATTACGGTGAATTATTGGATGATTATGTACCTGAAAGAGATAATATTTATTCTTATTTTGTTAAATACTTTAACAACCCAACTATGACAAAAGTAAAGGATATCAATCAATCAAACGGAAAAAAATTTAGCATGTATGTTTGTAAGATCTATGGTCTTTTGTCTAACGAAAATAAATATATTATTTGTATTACTCATGGTAATAACAGTAGTATTGGTTCAGTTGAAGAATTAAGAACAATTCATTGGATTTCTCTGCAAACTAGAAGATTATTAGAAAAATACAAATGTTTAACACATTCTTATATAGCAAAAATTGAGGGACCATTAGACGAAGTTATTGAACGTGTTGAAACAGGTGATAAAGCTAGTTCATATCATTGTGAAAATATACCAGAAATTGTTATTACATTACTACACACAGAAAAAAAAGGACCACATGTATATCAAAATAAAGGAAAAATTATCAATGCTTTAGAAACCTTTGAAACAATTGTAACTTTTAAAGAAGAAAATTTTTTTTAAATAATATATTTTTTTTTATTTTTTTTATTTTTTATTTATTAATAAATAAAAAATGAGAAGTTTTACTATTATTAAAATTATTTCAAATGATAAACGCATTAAAAATAAAAAAAGTTTTGGAGGTAGATTTATTTCAGAAAATCCTTCTTCTGCTGCAAAGAAGGCCGGTTCTTCAATTTGTAAACATTACAATATAAAATCAGCTATAAATTTTAAAATTGCCATAAGGGAAACAACTTCTGGAAGTTCACATAAAATATTTATGTATAAATTTTCAAGAACTCATAATCCAACAACTGTAATGAGATCTGGTAGACCAATTACTTATGAGTTTGAAACAAAAGTAGAATCTTTAAAACATAATTTAGATGGTCAAGTTTTAACTAATCCTTTTTCATCTTATCCTTCTTTAGCTAATGAGAGTAAAAAAAAAGATGATTTTGCTCTTATGTTGGCTTCAGGATTTTTTGATGACGACAATGAGGAATTTGAAGAAGAATTATTAGAAGGGATAGCCAGAAGAACAAGAGCCGACGCAGATGAATTAAGAAGAAGAACCGAAGAAGCAAACGAAAGAGAAAGAATATTAAAAATAACATTCTCCAAAGCAGCCGCCGAAGCAGCCACCCAAGGAGTCGTAAGAAGACAAATCAGAAAAGATGTCGAAAAAGAAAAGGAAAGAATTATAAAAAAAGCAGATGAACTAATAAAAAGAAGAAATGATATAATCGATTATTACCTCGAAGATATAGATGGTCTCGAAACAAATGTCGAAAAACTCGAAACAGAACTCGAAAAACTCAAAACAGAACTCAAAAAATCCGAAGATAGTGAATTACGTAATTACGAATATATTAGAAATCTCGAAGAAAGAGAACAAAAAGTCAAGAAAGAATTAATAGAAACCCAAAATAATCTAGATGAGTTAGCCAAAAGAGAAAAAATAGCCATAGAAAATTTAATAAAATCCCAACAATATGCAGAAGATTTAGAAAAATACTACGATACATATTTAGAAAAATACGACGATATAGACAAAGACAGAAAAGTCAGAAAAGAAGCTTTAAATGCAAAATCCCAAACTATTTTTTTTAATATTTTAAGTGATGGACAAACTTATGGAGAAAAAGATATAGAAGCTTTGACAGCAAAATTTGATCCAATTAAAGAAAATTTTGATAATTTGAAAAATTATGTTATAAAAAAATTAGATAAACAATTAATTAAAAGTGATATTATATTAGTTAACGACGATAAAAGTAAAGTATGTCACAGAACAGATTTGATATATCATGTTCTCAATCAATTAAAAGAATTAAAATTGTATATGGATGTATCTGTTTCAGGAAAAATCTATAATAGTCCAATATATATTTTATATGATACTATTTTATACCATAGAAAAGAAGGAGAAAGTTATGAAACTTTCGCAAAAAGATGTATAGATGAAATATTGAAAATACCATCTTTACATGTGGAAGGAGTAGACGGAAGAAAAGGTAAAAAAAGAAGAAAATCGATAAAAAATGATGGTAAAAAATCTCGTAGAAGAAGAAGCGGTAAGAAATCTTTAAAAAAGACATCTCGAAGAAGAAGAAGTAGTAGGAAATATGTAAAAAAGACATCTCGTAGAAGAAAAAGAAGTGGTAAGAAGTCAGTTAAGAAATCATATCGCAAGAGAAGTAGAAAGTAAGTCAATGAAAATAAATTTTGAAATATATATTAAAACTAATTTATAGAATTAATATATATTTTATATACATGGTGAAAAAAAATGTTAAAGGTGGTAAAGCCCACAAAAAGAAGAAAAAAGATAGTTCTGTTATCGATGACTTTAAGAGTACAAAGAATGTTGATAAAAAAACAGAAGATCAGGAATATGGTCAAGTAACGAAACTTTTAGGAAATTGTCGTTTAGAAGTATCATGTTTTGATGGTATGACTAGACTATGTCATATTAGAGGAAGCATGAGGAAAAAAGTTTGGATAAAATTAAATGATATTGTTTTGGTAAGCTTGAGAGAATTTGAGAATGCAAAGGCTGATATTATTTATAAATATGAAATTCCAGAAATAAATTTTTTAAAAAAAGAAAATGAAATTCCAGAAAATATTAAATTATATGATGACGTTGAAGAAACAAAAGATATTGGTTTTGATTTCAAAGATGGTGGCGATGATGAAAGTTGCACTGAAGAGGAAGTAGATGCTGTTGTTATAAAAGAAGATATCGATATCGATAATATTTAAAAAAAAAATATATTACTTAAAAAAGAATAATTCTTTTATATAAAAAAAAATATCATGTCTGCTATTCAAAATTATGTAACTGAGCTAAAAGAAATAAATACTGAAATCAAACGTTTAAAAAACACAACAAGTGAATTAAAAAAGAGAGCAATGCAAATAGAAAAAAATATTATTTCTTACTTAAATGAAAAGAATATTCCTGGGGTTAAAGATAAGGATACAGCAATTATAATAGAGAATAAAAAGAAAAGAATCGGTATTAGTAAAAAAAGTGCTGAACAAGAATCAATAAAAATTTTAGAATCGCACGGTATACATGATGCTAAAAATGTTTTACAAGAAATTTTAAATGCGAGGAAAGGAAATAATATTGAAATGCAAAAAGTTTCCATAACTAATATAAATAGAAAAAAATAAAAAAAAATATATAAGTTGTATATAAACTTATATATTTTATATATTTTATTTAACTGAAAAGTAAGTCTTTATTTTCATTTCCTAAACATTTATTGATATAATTAGTATTATTCAATAGTTCATCAATATTTTCCTTCCAATTATGTTTATATTTAAATAAAAAATTCACGATTGAGGACATTGAAATTTTGACATGTCTTATACTTTCATAGAAAGTGTTAAAATGTTCTTCTATCTTTTCATTATCTTTTAACAAATCACAAAATAAATGTTTAATATCATTCTTTTGTGGATAATTTAATTCAAATATAGAATCAATTCTTCCCATTCTTAATAATGCATGATCTAATTTTTCCGGATGATTCGTTGTTAGGAATATTATACAACCATGTTTATAAAGCATTCCATCTAATATATTTAATAAATTACTGAATGTAATTAATGGATTGTCATCAGTTGCATCTCTTTTGTTAAATAAACAATCAATATCCTCAATAAGCAAAATACTATTTTCTTTTAAATTTTTTATTGAATAAAGTAGTGAAGTGTTATCAAATTTCTTGGAAAATGATAACATGTATAAATTTAAATGAAATTTTTTGCATATAGCCTTTATTAAACTGGTTTTGCCAGATCCTGGTATTCCACTAAGTAAAAATGTAATTTTATACGGTATTCCGAATGAATCATAATCTTTTTCTGTATCGATAAAATTTTGTATATCATGAACAATTTTATCCTTTATTTTTTTATTTATATAAATTGTGTCTAAATTTCTTTGAGGTATTTTATTATATTTAATCCATTCTCCATAATCATCTGTTATGAAAATATTCTTTTCACTACTATCACCAATTTCATTTGTTTTTTCAATAAAAGCATCAATTATATCACTGTTATCAGCTGAAATTATTAGTCTTGTAAAATATTTTATTTCCCGAACACCAAAATTAGGTGTACCCTCCTCTGTGTATTCAATTGATATATCTTTTTCCATAAATTTAAATATATGTTCTCCATAACCTAATAATAATTGATTTGTATCATTGTCATTACAACATTCTTTTTGCATTTCAAAATTTTTTATATCCCTTCTATCAAATGTTGATTTCATTACATTATTTTTATTTTCAAATAAGTAACGAAGAATTCTAAATTTTTGTTTAGATTCTGAAATATAATATCTAATCATATATATATATATAGTTAATATACATCACTTTAAGTAACTTTTTACATATTGTAGTTTATCTACTTGATTTATTTCTACTTGATTTCTTTCTACTTGATTTCTTTCTACTTGATTTCTTTCTACTTGATTTCTTTCTTTTACCATCAGACGTTCTTTGTCTTTTATAACGTTGTGGTTCCGGTGGTGGTTCCAACACAGGAGGTTCATCCCTTTGTCGCTTGTTATTCTTTGGTGATGGTGTAAAAGTAAGTAATTTTTTTGATGACCGTACTGGTTTTAAATCTGATGGAGAAGTATCACTTGGTAAAGTAAAAGTGCCAATACTATCCTTACTATCAGGATGAGGAGGAGTCTTATGAGTTGTAGGAGAAAAAAAATTCCATAAAGACGCAAAAAATCCAGGAGATTCTGGAATATCTCCCTTAAGTTTAGAAGGACTATTATATGTTTCTTCATCGACAACATCTAATTCTTCTTCACCAACATCTAATTCTTCTTCACCAACATCATCTTCATAAATAATTTCTTTTTTTTGATTTCCTATTATTTTTAACAATTCTTTTTTACATTCTTTCTTTTTAATTTCAGATTTTTCAACATTTAATTCTGAAAGTTTTTTCATAAAAATTTTATATTCATCTTTGAATATATATTCATCTTTACTTTTATTTTTATTGTTAATGTGCAATGTTGAAAGAAAGTTTTGTATTTGCTTTGAATTTATTTTTTTTTCTTCTTTTTTATTATATTCAGTTGCTAAATATCTAAAACTTAAGTATGATAACGGTTCTTTTGTGGTTTTATTTCGTTGAACATTACCATGCTTCGTTCCTAAAAATTCAAAAATAATTTCAAAAAGTTTTTCTGAGTTAATAGGATTGTTTGAAAAAAAATTATTATTCATCATTTTACTGAAACGATTAAAACATGTTGCATATGAATCTGAACCACAATAGTTACTATAATTATTAGCAAAAATATTAAATATTTTTTTTTTTAATTTTATCATTTTTTTTTTATCATTAAGATCTAGATCTTTTTCTTTTTCAATTTCTTCATCAATAAATTTCATATGTTCTTCAGACATTGTAAAACGAGATTTTTTTTCCATTGTATATATATATTTATTATTTTGCAAATTTTTTTTTTATAAAAAAATATTTATCATAACAAAACATATTTATAAAAATAAAAAAATACATGATAATTGCATTTTGTTTTTTACTTACTAATTCTTTTCCAATGGAAAAGGTATGGGAAAGATTTTTTATAAATAATACGAAAGAAAAAGATGAATATGTAATTATAGTTCATGGAAAAAATAATTTGTTACTTGAAACGCAATTTTTCAAACTCAAAGCTCATTTGTTGAAACCAATTGATACTAAATGGGGTAATATTAGTTTGGTAAAGGCGCAAAATATAATGTTACAACATGCAACTGAAGAACATAAAGCTGATTTTTGTTGTATTCTAAGCGGTAATTGCATTCCATTACAAAAATACAAAACGATTCATGACGATTTAGAAAATTTACCGATTTCAAGATTTTTTCTACAGGATTCATATCATCCAATATTTAAAAAAAAACAATCGCAATGGTGTGTTTTGGCTTTAGAACACATTCAAATAATTTTAAAATATAAAGAAAAATACTTGAATATCTTTAAGAAATATAATTTTGAAAATATTGATAATATATTTGGAGCTCCTGACGAATATTTTTACATTACTTTAATTACTTGGCAAGGTTTTGATAATTTCACAACTAGTGGGTCAACATATTGTAATTGGTCAATAATTCATTTAGGACATCCGAAAGAATATAGGATAATTTATTTAGATAAAATAAATAAATTAAGAAAAACACATTATTTATTTGCAAGAAAAATACTAAAAACTTGTGTAATAAAAGATAATAATCAATTATTTATTGATTTTTATAATGTAGGTGAAAATGGTAAACATTTAGTTGATATTGAATTAAAAGAATTTTGATAAGTTTATAAAATAATTTTTTCATTCTCATTAAAAACAATTTCACTTTCATCTAAACAAATGAATCGAAGTTTTGTAGTGTTAAAAAATGTTGGTTTTAATTTAACTTGATTATTATAATGGGGTCCATAGTAAGACATAACTTCTTCAATAATATTTTCATCTCTATCATTTAAAATTTGTTCAAATGATGAAGGTCCTCTTTCTGGTTTTACAATCATTTTATAGAATTTTCCATTTATTATATAATTAACCTCATAAATATTCTTGTCTACTTTAACAACAGAATTTGTTAAATATTGTATAAGATATAGGTAAAAGAATTTAAAAATCATATAAATACTCATTATTTTTACTACAATTGGTGATTTATACTTAGTTGACATCATATAGTTAAGATTTAACCATTTTTTATATTTAATATCAATGTATTCTTGAATAGATTTTTTATAATGATTATTAGAATAATAATAAAATAACCCACTAATAATAAAAGTTGTTACTGATGATGACAATAATACTAAAAACATTTTTTTATATTATTTATTATTTGTGAAATTATTTTTTTAAACAATGTTTTAAAAAAATCTAATCTTTTAATAAAAAATGTATTATTTGAATAAAGACGGAACTATAGATGATGGAAATCAAATCCAATCAATTATGGAAAACCCAATCGAAATTATTTCAATGAAAAAAGAGGATGATAATCCAATTGAAATTCAAGAAATTTTAATAGAACCTCATACACAAAACTGTAAATGTGTGAAATGTTTTATTACAAATAAGGTTGGAAACAAAGTTACTTATAACAATGCATTAATTGTCATTGCATTTTTGATATTCATGTATTTATTGTATATGCTTTTAATTAGATTATTTATGTAAAAAAAAAATTTCTTTTTTAATAAATAAAAATGGATTATTTTAACATATCAAAAATTTTAGCATTTATTATATTTGTTTTACTTTCAATTTTTATACCAATTACAATTGTAAACAATTTTTCGATTACAGACTACAAAAAACAAATTGAAAAAGCAATTACTGATCATAAAAACAGTAAACAAGAGTTGAATGATTATAAACAACAAAGTGAAAAAACACTCACTGATTATAAACAACAAAGTGAAAATCGAATTGATGGTACTGACAAGTTTTATACTGACATCTTAAAACTTAATAGTGTATTGACAACAAAAGTTAAAAGTGATGTCAATTACCGAACTTACGGTGGTTGTGTTTCGAATGTAAAAAATTTGGATTCTTATAAAAAATTTCCAGGCGATGATGCTGAAGATAATGTATCTAGAACTTTTTGGTGTAAACCATATTACACAGAACAAGGTCCTGGTTCAGGAGATACTAGAAAAAACACATTTAAATAATCTTATATCTTATATCTAAAGAAATTCTTTATATATTATATAAATATAGTATGATTATTGGAATATGTGGTTTCAAGGGTTCTGGAAAGGATACTTTAGCTGATTGGTTGGTTGAAAATAAAAATTTTAGAAAAATATCTTTCGCATCAGTTCTAAAAGACATAATTTCAATTCTATTTAATTGGAATAGAAAAATGATGGATGGAAATACGATAGAAGATCGATTATTTCGTGAAAAAGAAGATGAATGGTGGTCAAATAAATTAGGAATAAAATGCACACCAAGATGGGTTATGCAAAATATAGGAACTGATTTATTTCGAAAACATTTCAATGATAATATCTGGATTTTTGCACTAGAGAAACGTTTGCATGAGAATATAGATATAAATTTCGTGATATCTGATGTTCGTTTTCCTAATGAGATTAAATTTTTAAAAAGTATGAATGCAACTTTAATTTATATAGAGAGAGAAGATCCTGAAGAATGGTTTTATAATTTAGACAAAGTTCCTAAAGATTTACATATAAGTGAATATGCTTGGATAAAACATTTACCAGAAATATGTGTTAAGAACAAAGGAACTAAGGAGGAATTATATAAAAATTTTGAAAAAATTATAAATTCAACTTAGGTAATTAGCTATATCATATGAATTATATTTTTTGAGTGATAAAAAAATATAATCCAAAAAAAAATCTAATTTAAATTTAACAAGAAGTTTCGTAATTTCTATAATATAAAGACCCATAACACCAAGTTATTTCATCGCCTTTTTTAATATCCTTAGATGCTATTAATCTATAGAGGACATAATCACCTTTTTTTATTTTTTTTCTATGAGCATAATTTTCATCTAAATTTGTATCTAAAAATGTATTGCTTTTCTGAACAGTTGATGGTTCATTTGAAAAGTATCCCCAATAAGCAATCCCATCTTCACCAGGTTGAACTAAACTTTCTTCGCATAAATCACCAATTAGAGATTTTATAGCGTTTCCATTTTTTGTGTATAATTCAACAGTGTAAACATAATCAAATAAATTTGGAAAATCTTTTAAATCATATGCTTTCAATAAGTAATAAACAACTACTTCATTTTTTTTTATATTTCTGTTAGCAAAAATACCAACTCCTTTGTTTTTAATTTTTTTCAAGCAAGTTTTAAGATTTCTTAAATTTTTTGTTTTTCTTTTTATAAAATCTATATCAAATAGATGTTGAAATTTATTCTTAACAGGTGTTTTCTTGGTTTTTGACCTTGATTTCTTTTTTGTTTTACTACGAAGATTAGTCATTTTTTTTATTATATATAATAAAAAAAAATAATACTTTTTTTTTCAATTTATGATCACTTGTTTTAAATTTGGAAAATTTTCATAATTGATTTTTATATTTTTACAATTATATTTACATTTTATTGAAATAAATTCTGTATTTACTTTCTTTAATGGATCGACTATACCATTTTTAAAAAAACATCCTGAAAAATAAATATTTCTAGTCCAAATAAACATATATGGACAAGGATTATCGATATAATTGATAAAAATAGTTTCAGCACGTCTTTTATGCATCATAAGTCTTTTTGACATTTCTATCGAATCTTCATATCTTCTCAAGGGGTAATTTTTATTGATATACAATATTTTTAAAAACCCTTGATTTTTTAATATAGAATAAATTTTTTTAGACAATAGAGCGATATTTAAATTTTCCCTTTCTGATAAAAAATTAAATAAAACACTAAAAGAATCGTAATTTAGATTATTCATACTTATTTAATTTTTATTACATGAAAAAAAATCAAATTTATATTTCGATTTTTGTTTTCTTTTTCAAAACACCTAAAAAACCATATGTTCTTACAAAAGATAAGAAATAATAATTGAAGACTTAAACAATACCCTTGTATCTTAATTCAGCTTTAACTCTATTATAATATCCTGGATCTGGATATCCAAAAGGACCTCTCACCATACTTGTTTTGTGATGTATACCATTCCAAACTATTACATTTTGTCGTCCAGTTGTTAAAGAATTTCCAATTGTAAAAGTTAGTCCCTGTTCAAACGCTCTTTTTAACAAGTCAAGAACTTCATAACCTTCAGGACTTGCTTCCAAGTAACAGTCTCTACTATCTGCTGGATAGGGTGTTCCGGGATTTGGCTGACGATCGTTAGTTACTCCGGGAGGAAATCTATATTCAATTAATATAGTATTATGTATAGATCCTTCAACTGGTCGATGTAAATATTTAGCGGTCATTGTCCCCATAGGCATGTTTCCAAATGCCGCGCCATAAACTCTATTACATGATGGACATTTAGGTGTTACATTCCACCATTCTTCTAAACATTCAGAATGAAAACAATGTCCACAATCTCTTAAAATAATACTGTCAGCTGGAACATCATTATCAGTTAAACAAATTGGACATACATCATTTTTACATCTATCATCATATGGAATTGTAAATGAATCCAATGATTGTTGAACAGAAATTGGTCTAGTTTCAAATATAATATCTCCATTTCGATAAACTCGTGGAGATCTTCTCGGTGATGGACTTCCTTTCTTAGGTGATCTCTTTTTCTTAGGTGATCTCTTTTTCTTAGGAGATCTCTTTTTCTTAGGAGATCTCTTTTTCTTTGGAGCTCTAATCTTTTTACACTTTCCAGTTTGTGGGTCTCTAAATTGATCCTGTCTGCAAGATTTTCTTAGTCTTCCAGTAGCAGGATTTATTTCATAACCAGCTTTAATTGATTTTATTTTTTTTGGTGAGTAACTAGGTGACACGGGTGAAAAGTTATGTATGTTAGGCGGTGATGTTTGCGAGTAGCTAGGTGATGTTTGCAAGTAAGGTGAAGATGGTGAATAGCTTGGTGAATTTGGTGAATAGCTTGGTAAATATCGAGGAGACTGCCTTCCCAATGGACTTGGACTTGGACTTGGACTTGGACTTGGACTTGGACTTGGACTTGGACTTGGACTTGGACTTGGCCAAGGTGCTGATAATGATGAATTTAAACTTCTAGGTGAACGATTTTTTCTAGTAATTAAGTTATGATAATAATTTCCAGGACTTCTTAATGGTCCGGGTGAATTTGGAGTTCTTTTTCTAATAGGTGATTTTGGAGTTCTTTTTCTACTAGTTCTTCTTACCTTAGGTCTTCTTAATGGTGTATCACTACCTGGTGAATTTGGAGTTCTTTTTCTAATAGGTGATTTTGGAGTTCTTTTTCTACTAGTTCTTCTTACCTTAGGTCTTCTTAATGGTGTATCACTACCGGGTGC